GGTGCGGATCGGTCACGAGGCGCAGCCGCGCCGGATCGACCATCACCGCCCCCCCCGCCGCATCGACGATCCGCACCGCCTCGATCCGCCCGACCGGCGCGACCGGCAGGGTCTGCCCGCCCGCGTCGCGCCAGCCCTCAAGCTCCAGCCGGAACCCCCGCGCGATCAGGGCCTTGCCCGTGCGCCCCTCGATCGCCGCGAGGGCCGCCCGCAGATATCCCGCGATCAGCCCGTCCTGCAGCCCCTCGTCGCCAAAGCCCGAGCCCAGCCGCAGATGCGCCTTCATCGCCTCGATAGGCAGCGCCGCGTCGGGGACCGGCGTCCGTTCGGTCAGTCTCATCGCCTCTCTCCGCAGGATGAATGGGTGCGGGCGCGCGCTCCGACGCCGCTCGTCCGGAGGTGGAGCAGCTAGACGACGCCCCAGTTCCGGCGCGCGCCCGCCCTTGCGCCCGGTGCCAGGGGCACGGGCGCAAGACCGTCGCGATCAGCTCGTCGCGAACTTCAGCAGCTTGATCGCCGCAAAATCGCTCACGTCGCCGCCGACGCGCTTGGTTGCGTAGAAGAGCACATGCGGCTTGGCCGAGAACGGATCGCGCAGCACGCGCAGGTCCGGGCGCTCGGCGATGGTGTAGCCCGCGCGGAAATCGCCGAAGGCCACCGCATAGGCATTGGCGCCGATGTCGGGCATGTCCTCGGCGATCAGCACCGGATAGCCCATCAGGCGCGCGGGTTCCCCCGCCTGCAACCCGTCCGACCACAGGAAGCGGCCGTCCGCGTCCTTCATCTTGCGCACCGCACCCGCGGTCTTCGAGTTCATCACGAAGTTCGCGTTCGCCCGATAGCTCGCATCGAGCGCATAGACGAGATCGACGATCGCATCGGCCGCGTTCGCCGTCGCGAAATCGCCCGCAGCCCCGGTCACGACATAGCCGAGCCGGCCCCACTGCCAGACCCCCTCGGCGACTTTGGCATGGTCGAGGAACCCGCGCGGCTTGTCGGCGCCATCGCCCGCGACAAAGGCCGCTGCCTCGGCGCGCGCGAACTTGTCCGCGATCCGCCCCGCAAGCCACCCCTCGATGTCGAAGGCGCTGTCGTCCAGAAGCCGCTGGCTCGCCTTCGGCATCGCCGACAGCTCATGAAGCGTGATCGAGATGCGCTCGATCTGCGGCCCGTCCGTCTCGGCCACCGCCCCCGTCTCGCTCGCCCAGCCCGAACCGACATCGCCATGGTCCACGAGCACATCGAACGACGTCGCCTCGACCTGCACGACATTGGCGATCGCGCGCAGCGAGGCCGTCGAGGTCAGCACCGACCGGATCGTGTCGGCCGTCTGAGGATCGACGAGATAGCCGCCCTCCGCCGCCACCTGAGTGTTGAGGCCCTTGCCCTCGAGGACAAGCCCCCGCAGCCCGTCGTCATCGCCGTTGCGCAGATAGGCGTCGAACGCCTTGCGATGCGGCACCTCGATATCGGCCGCCATCGACAGGGCGGGTCGGGCAAAGCCCGTGGTCTTGCGATCCAGCATGGTCAGTCGCTCTTCCTGTTGAAACAGACGGGATTTGATCTCGGACTGAAAGCCCGAGAACTCGTTCAGAAATTGCACCACGGCGGCATCCGCCCCCGCGGCCTCGTCCTCGGGCGCGGGGCATGCGCCCGCCGCCCGGACCCTCGTCTCGGTCATGGTTCACCTCGATGTGGATGGGTGGATGGGCCTCAGCGGCCCGCAAGCTCCCGGCGCGCCCCCGCAAGGGTCGCCGTCAGCATCCTCAGCAGGTCAGGCCGGACCCCGGCCTTCCCCTCGACCCGCGCCTCGGGCAGCATCGGAAAGGTGACAAGCGACACCTCCCACAGATCGATCTCGATCAGCGCCCGCCGCCCCGACGCATCGCGCGCCGCGCGGATGGTGCGGAACCCGATCGACAGCCCGTCGACCGCCCCCGCCCCGATCAGCGCCGCCGCCTCGCGCGCCCGCGCCACCTCGGGCAGCAGCCGCCCCGCGACCCGCAGCCCCCGCTCGTCCTCGACGACCTCGTCCCAGACCCCGATCGGCTGCGTCGCATCGTGCTGCCAGAGCATCTTGACCGCCCGCCCCTCGGCCCGCAGCCGCGCGAGCGAGCGCGCGTAAGCCCCCGGCATCACCACATCCCCGCCCTGGTCGGGCAGGCCAAAGAGGCTCGCATAGCCCGCGATCCGCGCCCCCTCGTCCACGACCAGCCCCGCCTCGGGCCGGTGGAACTTGCGCTCGAGCGCGTCCATCCCCTCAATCATCGCATCCCTACCTTTCCGCCGCCCGGATGAGCACCTCGACCCCCTGCGCCAGCAGAAAGGCCGCCACCCCGTAGACCCCGACCCAGATCCGCTTCTCCAGCCGCTCGAGCATCCGCTCGATCTGCCCGAAGCGGTATTCGAGCGCGCTCCACCGCTCTTCCGCGACGCGCTCGTTGGCCTCGATCCGCGCCTGCGCGGCATCGAAGCTGTCATAGAGAAACCGCGATCCCCCCGCCTCGCGCCGCCCGTTCATGGCCCCTCCGCGATCCGCGGCAGGCCGAGTGCCGCGCGCTTCTCGGCCTCGGTCAGAAAGTCCGCCGCCCCCACCCGCGCCCATTGCTGGTCGCGCTCGACCGCCAGCGCCGGCACCTGGTCGAGATCGGGGCGCAACTCCACCGCCTCGCCCGTGAACCCCGACAGCCAGTGCCCGACCGCCGCCGTCACCTTGGCCACGAGCGGTAGCACCGTCAGCCGGAAAAAGGCGCGGTTGGCCTCCTGGTAATTGGCATAGGTCGCATCGCCCGGAATCCCGATCAGCATCGGCGGCACCCCGAAGGCGATCGCGATCTCGCGCGCCGCCGCCTCCTTCGTCTTCTGGAACTCCATGTCCGAGGGGCTGAACCCCATCGGCTTCCAGTCGAGCCCCCCCTCGAGCAGCATCGGCCGCCCGGCGTTGCGCGCCCCCTGGTGGTGCGCCTCCATCTCCTCGACCAGCCGCGCATACTGGTCCGAGGTCAGCGTCGCCCCCCCCTCGCCGCGATAGACGATCGCGCCCGAGGGCCGCGCGGCATTGTCGAGCAACGCCTTCGACCAGCGCGAGGCCGCATTGTGCACATCGATCGCCGTCGCCGCCGCCTGCATGGGCGAAAGCCCGTAATGATCGTCCTGCGGATGAAAGGCGCGGATGTGGCAGACCGGCGCCGCCCCCCCCGTCATGTCGAAACGATGCCGCCGCGTCCCGACGGTGTAGTCATAGGCGACCGGCCAGCCATCCGCCCCGGGCACGAGGCTCATGCGGTCCGAGCGCAGCACATGCAACTCGGCCGGCATCCCGGCCCCCGCCACCCCCGCCACCGCCTCCAGATAGGCGTTCCCCGACAGGAGGATCTGCGCATAGACCGCCTCGAACAGCTCCGCCTTCCCCTGCGCCGGATTGGGCCGGCGGATCAGCGTAATCACCGGATGCGCCTCATAGCGCCGCTCGGCATCCTGCAAGATGAGCGGCAGCGCCGCCGCCGCCTCCGAGATGAGCTTCACCGCCCGGAACCCGACCGGATTGCCCAGAAACCCGCCCCGCGTCAGCGTGCCGGTGTCGCGCGCGCTCCACACCGCCCGGCCGGCGCCATGAAAGGCCACCACCGCCCCGGCCGCCGAGGCCTTGCCCTCGGGCGCCGCGCGCGCCCCCCGCCGCAGGAAATCGAACATCGCCTCGCTCCTCTCGTCCGGACATGCGTCTGCGGGGCCGGCCCTGCCGCCCCACCCGTCGCGTCCCTGTTCCCTCTGGCCTTGCCCCGCTCAGAGCACCCGCACCCGCGGCCGGCGCCATCCCGCCGCCGGGTCGATCATCAGGTCGTGCAGCGCCCAGACCAGCGCATCGACGCGGTCGGGGCTGCCGCGCCCCTCATAGCCCTGCACCGTCATGCGGCACATCTGATCCTCGAGCCGGTCGAGCCCCGGCAGATGCCGCACCCGCCCCTGCTCATAGAGCGCCGCCACCGGCTCTGCCCGGACCACCGTTCCCCGGCTCGCCCGCACCGCCCGATAGGGTACCAGCGGATCAATCTGGCGGATCACGCTCGCGACCAGATCGC